GAATGCCAGATTTACCGTGTTATCACGAACTCCTTTTGGAATTTTGAATGCATTCTCCTGAATCTGTGTGATGACAAAATCACGACGCGTGTGTTGAATTTTAAGTCTTTCGGCACTTTCGAGAAAGATGAGTTCGAGATTCATGTTAAAGGTTTTAATTAGATTTTCTAAATACGAACGTTTCAAATGATCATACACACGGACGTGTCCCGCACTCGTACCAGTTCCGTCATTTGATTTTGCACCCGCGGCGATTCGTGTACCGTCACCAGAAATAGCCACCGACCAACCGAGTTCATCACCCAAGGCCTCGGCGTCGAGGTCTTTACCCACATGTTCCCAACCACTCACACCGTAACTATACACACGCACATGTCCGGCGTCTCCACCAGTTCCGTCATTTAAGTTGGCACCCACGACGAGAATACTCCCATCTTCGGAGAGTGCGACGGAAGTACCACTTTGATCACCCAACGCTTCACCATCGACATCCGGGCCGAGTTGTATCCAACCATTTGACGATGAATATTCAAATACCCTGACATGCCCGGTTGAAGACGTGTTTTTTGGAGCCCCTACAGCGAGTCTGTGACCATCACCCGACAAATTAATAGAAAAGCCAAATTCATCACCCGGATTTTCACTGTTTATGTATTCACCGAGCGGAAGCCATTGTTGTGTGTTTGAATTAAAGTATAACGTTCTAACGTAGCTCGTACCATCTGGATTATTTGCACCACCCGCAACGCGCGTACCATCACCAGATATAGAAACGCTATATCCAAGTGCATCACCACTCGCTTGTCCAAATTCCATATGTTTTTGAGTCCAGGCACCTTCTTGATATACATAGACGTAGTATACACCCTGTGACGTAGAGTACCCGCGTCCACCAATCACAATTGTATTTCCGTCGTGTGATAACTGAAGCGCAGCACCAAAGTTTAGGTTTTGGTTCGTTTGGTGTGTGATTGGGTTTATTTCTTGGCCACTCCCCCAAGTACTTCCATTCCATCTATAAATTTTGACTTGTCCGTTATTTGAAATGGCGTTATAGTTATGATCCGGTGCGCCAACGGCGAGTACCGTTCCGTCACCCGAAAGAGAAACAGCCTGACCAAAGAAATCATTCGCGACGGCACCGTCTATATCTGATCCCAATTGTACCCAAGTTTGATTCACGAGTCTATATACACGTACATGTCCAGAATCATTCGGAATGGCGTCGTTGTTGGGGGCGCCGACAGCCATGATTGTCCCATCAGTGGACATGGCGACTGAAAAACCAGATTCATCACCCGTCGCTTCACCATCAATATCTACACTTATTTGTAAGTAGTTACCAAGTTCATATCCAATACCCGCGGTCGTGTGCGGTGCGTACGAAGTCACGTTATTTACGGATATGGTCGTATTGTCAATAACCACATCTCGGATGTCCCTAAATTTTACCTCAATTTCAACTTCTTGTTTATCGATGGAGCATAGTGGTATTGCGAGTTCTGGATTCTTATAAAAATAAAAAGGAACGTCAACAAAGTACTTTTGTGATGATGTGGCGGCTCCGAGATATCCAATGATCGAAGGATCTGCCACACGCACGGATGATTGTCTGTTCGGGTACTTTCCTATCAGTTTAGATAAAGCTGTTTGATTTGTTTGTGTACAGTTTTGTTCCGAATAAATCTGAAGGTAATCACTCGGAATGCGCTGTATGACCTTATTCCCGATTATGAGATCCACGTATTCAATCATGGCGTGGGCTATAGATTCAATATACCCAATACCACTACTCGATGCGTTTGGAATAGATTCGAGTTCAATCTCAAGGCTTACGGTTTTTAACAAGTCTCCTATATTCACTGGAATTCTACTACGAAGAGTGGTTCCAAAATCGGCGACACCATCAAAGTCAAGTTTCGTGAATGACTTCGCGAAATTTGTATGTCTGGAAAAGCGTTTCGTAAAATACGTAAACTGTGGTTCAACTGTAAAAAACCTGTCCTGTGGACCGGTTGTCTCGAGCTGAAGTCTACCAGCCATTACTACTATAAAGGGTTAAAATTTTAAACCAGCTAATCCACTTTGAATGCGCAAGACGTTATAATTTTTTGCGTATACACGAATCGTATTTGTTCCCCTCGTAGTTGAGTCAAGTTTTACTGTGAATAGTTTGTGATATACACGACTCATATTCACTTGACCTGTTGGGTATTCAACCTGGGGTCGCTCGGCAAACGAATATACACCGAATATTGGATTTACTGCCGTAACACCGAGCACTGTCGGTGAATTTGTGTGATGTGCGAACGGTTGTTGATACGTAATGAATTTGTGATCAGCGTTAAATACTTGATTGTCATTAAATTTGAGTTCGACGTTATCAATCTTTTCAAAATTCAAAGGAAGGTTATTACTGGTATAGTAATCGTTTTGAGCGACAAAGTACATTTCCTTGACGGGATGTTGAAATTTCAACATCACTGACTTTGTGTCTAGTCCATAAGGCATCGTAAATTGTGACATTTGTAGTTGCGTAATCACGTATTCAAGCGGGCGGGTCAACAAATAGTTCTTTTCGTCGTTTCCAACAAAGACAAATTCCGTATCCATGGAAATGTTCTTAATGGATGCCGTCACGTTCGTAGGAACGATATTGTTTTTAGTATCACGAACAATCTTATTGAGTGGGTGTAATTTGACTCGAACCTCAACGAGTTGTTTTGTGAGGGCACAAATAGGAATCGAGAGATTTGGATATCTATAAAAGAAGAAAGGTAAATCAATGAAATACGTATAGTCACCTCGGTATCCAAGATAGTTTCCGTGACCGTTCAAAAAATAGAGCGACTGTGCAACGTCGTCATCATTATTGTAGAGTTGTTGATGCATGAAAATATATTCGCCTGTGATACGTTCAATAGTTTGCCCACCTATCAGAAGTTCGGCATATTCGATGAGTTCCGTACACACGGATGGTACGTATACGACGTTGTTGATGGAATTACTCTCGTCTGGTGTTGGATCACTTAGGGTTATCTTTAGGGATATATTCTTGATGAGATCTCCCTTGTTTTGTGGCACTCGACACTCGAGTATTTCACCGAAATCAATTTTTCCATCAAATGGACTTTCAATCTGCTCGAGTGCAAACTTACTATGTCGTCTGAACAATGTCAAGAAATACGAAAACTGTGGCTCACCCGTAAGCCATTGATCTTGGATACCAGTGACAGCAAGTCTCACACGTCCAGACATATCTACTGTATGTGAGTAAAATTTTGCGAAATAAAACGGTTCACTACAGTAGAATGAATCTTCAACTGAGGAAATTCAAACCCGAAAATATGAGCGATGATCGGGTATGTGTATTCATTGGTAAGCGTAACACGGGGAAGTCAACCCTGGTTAAGGATATCATGTATCACAAAAAACATTTACCAGCGGGTATAGTTCTTTCTGGTACAGAGGAAGGAAATCACTTTTATTCGGATTTTATTCCAGACCTTTTTATTTATGGAGACTACGATCGTGAAGCGATCGAGCGTGTCATGGCAAGACAGCGTAAACTCGTAGGTGCAGGAAAACAAAATTGTGGTGCATTCATGCTTCTCGACGATTGTATGTATGATAGTAAATTCTTAAAAGACACATGCATTCGACAATGCTTTATGAATGGGCGTCACTGGAAGATTTTCTTCATGTTGACGATGCAATACGTCATGGACCTTCCCCCCGCCTTGCGTGCCAATGTGGATTATGTGTTTATTCTCAGAGAAAACATTATACAAAACCGTGAAAAACTCTATAAGTCATTTTTCGGTATCTTTCCTTCGTTTGATATGTTCTGTAAGGTGATGGATCAATGTACAGAAAATTATGAATGTCTAGTGCTTGATAACACTGTCAAGTCAAATAAAATATCGGATTGTGTTTTTTGGTACAAAGCGACCATCAGGAAAAACTTTAGAGTTGGTGGTCCGAGTTTATGGCAGGCGCACAAGAAAATGTATAATCCTAAATATTTACAACAAAAAGAAGACGATGCAAAAAATGCAACGAAGAAAACTCGACTCACGGTGATCAAAAGAAAGTAAAAATGCGTCACGTGTATA